ACTGCGAACGGCTTTATCTTCTTGGGCATAAGCAACAAGAGATTGTTTTAATGCCCGTGCACCAGCAACCGCTATAAATGTTTTTGCAGCTGTTTTACCTAATCGCTTGAAAGATTTATCAAGGTCTGAAGTCGCTTTTTTAGCTTTATCAAATCCCGCTTTTTTTAGCTCAGCGGCTATAACAATTTTGATGTCAGATTCGGTTAATGCCATTATGCTGCTTCACCTCTACTCGCTCTGATTCGATTATAAAAAGTTTGTTTAGCCTTCTCGACAGATTTCAAAGCTGCATTCAACGCTCTACCTTGATTGCGCGCATAAGCAGCATACAATAAGCGACCAGTAGAATTACGACCACGACCAGCATAATCCACAAGATTGCCGATGCCATTCATCGCACCGATAAAACGTTCTCCAGCTTCAGGATTATTTGATTTAGCGCGTGGGTTAGGCGAACCAACTCGTCCAGCTGTTTCGATAATTGCGCCTACGCGTGATTTGTTTAATAGCGTGAATAAAGATACAAAACCTGAACTTTCAAATCGTTTTGTTCCAAGGGAATAAGTTAACCCCCTGCGGATGACAACTTGATTATAAGAAGGAAAACCTTCTTTTTTACCTATGATGGATTTACGGACGTAACCCGGATCATTCCAATTGTAAAGACCGCCGGGAGCAGAGCCGGGAACTTTTGAACGAGCATCGCGAATAATGGGCTTTAAGGCATCGCGAACTTCTTTGTCCATTTGATTTTTTATGTCAGGCGCGAGTTTGTTCAGGGCTTTTCTAAGCTCTACGACTCCCTCGATGACGACTGGCAATTTTGTTCTCCTGTGCCTGTTTCTTTAGTACCTCATAAATCGCTTTAAGTAAATCACGATCCATGTTAATAAATTCGCTAGGCGCAATCCCGAGATTTACCGAAAGCTCAGCTATGCGGTAAGTCCAAGAATCGCGCGTCAGCCATTTGGGGATTCATCCGCCAAAACCTCAACAGCTCGCAAGGTTTCTAGGAACTTGTCCCCAAAAGGCTTCACATCTGAAGCATCTGCTCTACGCAGACACTCCCAAGCAAGCCAGTAAATATCGCTCTGCTTTTGATCTTCTTGGAAAGCCTTGTAAAAGCCTTTCTTCGTGTGTTGCTCAAAAGCGTATTCAATGACTGGAGTAATCTCATGGATTGACTCTGTGCCATCTGCCCTAGTGATCTTTAGTCTTGCCATTGCCCATTTCTCCTAAATTAGAACGTGCCGGTGCTTGCGACTGTTACCTTTGAATTGAGCGTAAAGGTAATGTCTTGAGTTGCCATGTCGCCAACTGCGCCATTGATAGGCGTTAGGTTGTTGACAAGAATATCAAATGTGTAAAGCGGGTTAGTTGCTGCAACTGCTCCGACTTTATCTTGAACCAACTTAGCGGCTACTGTTGTACCAAAAGCGCCGTTGAGCGTCTGAAGTACCTGTGAAGTAGCTGTGTCGTTCAAGAATGATACTGTGAGTGTGCCTGACTCCAAGCCTTTAACAAACTTGTGTGCGGTGTCACCCATTGCGGTTACTTCAAGTTCATCCGCTGCATAGTTCAGGGTGATTGAAGTAACGTGGTCGCTAAGATCAATCGCGTTAATCTTAAGACCGACTGTGTTATTTAAGAAAACTGCCATTTGGCTTATTCCTCATCTTTCTTAGCGGTTGCGGGTTTTGGTGCGCTTGGAGCTACTTGACCAATCTTAGCCAAGAAAGCCTCGCGCTCTTTGTCATTATCAGCCATTTTTTAGCTCCAATCGGATAGAACGCTGATTGATACTTCACCGGACAATAGATCGCCTACTGTGCCAGTCAAGACTGCGGGTGCACTAAATGTCCCTATTGTATATGCAATAGATGACGCTTCTAGCTTATTCACAATGTTAAGGTAAAAATCTTCAATGTTTGTCAGGTTGCCCTGATTATCAAACATTGGTGCAAGCACAACAAGTTTAAAATTAACTTTTGGCTTGACAGTTTTGTAATGATCGTTTGAAGGCTCAATGTAAGGGTCGCCGGGTTGCACGATAATTGAGTTAGCAAGCGGGCTAGCAGGTGGGAAGGAAAACACCTGCCAGCTCGCATTATCAGCTAGCGCAGTCGCGATTGTTCCCCGCAGGGTTGTTATTGCGCTCACCCTACTTGACCGCCCGGTGCTAGGTGATCCGCAAGCAAGCCTCTAACGCGTGCCATGAGTGTATTTCCCATGCGATATGGTGAAGGTTGAAAGTCAGGTGAAATGCCGCCGGCGTTGGATGCTTGGCGGGCTTGCCAAATGTCAACGGCAATCATAAGCGATGCTTGATTGACTTCTGGAAGGGTGGCGTAATCAATAGCCTGTGTGCCATACACGCGACCCCATGGCGCTATATTGTGATAAGCGCGGGTCGTAATTTGAGCATTGACAAACTCAATCCAAATGCCATTTGCTTTTGTAATTGTTTGATTGCCGTTAAAATGTTGTCTTACGTTCTCAACTGTTACTGTGTCGCCTACAATAAAGCGATCTGCGTTTTCATAAAGATAAATGCGACCTGTTGTGCCTGTTGCTTCCAAGGCATAAACAGATTCGGAGTTAAACCATAACTTGCCCTTGACAATGTTTTCTGCTGCTTGGCAAACTTCTTCAACAACAGCGGAAGAATACAGCGCACCGATGCCAAGGGCTGAACGCAATTCAGCTTCGGTTACATAAGTGGCTGCCATAATTTCCTCTCTATGTTAGCCCCGGCGCAAGGGCTGTGCGCCGGGGTAACTCTACTTCTAGGCTAGAACTACGCCTTGTTGAAACGGAATGCACCCTTTGGCTTCTTGGTTGCTAGTGCGCCATAGCCATAGAGTCCAACCTCAATCTTGCCTGAGCCAACAGTTTCAGCACGGAGCTGGAGACGTGGGCTTTCATACCATGTGAACGCATCGCGGCTAACAATCATAAGTGTTGCATCGCCATCGCCGGACTGTGTGTAATCTACATAGAGATCAAGTCCGAGTACGTTTCCACGGATTGCGTTAACTGCTACTGAACCAGCAGCATTTTGTGGCTGGATTGCGGTAAGGATTGGGCGATTCTGTGAATCTACCAAACCGATGAGATTTGACCATTGTGTAGGTGATGCAATCAAGCCAGTTGCAAAATCGAATGTGTTGCTGTAAATATCAGCAGCACCGCGAGCAACGTAACCTGCAAGCTCAGCACCATCCCAAGGAAGGGTAATTGTTGTTGCATCGACAGTTGCTACTGAAGCAATGGTGTCGAAAGCATAAGCGTTTGTTGCCTTTGCGTAAGCATCAGCCATGAGCGCTGTAAGTTCTGCGAAGAATGCTGGTGAAGTACGATCAAGAACTTCTACCGAGAACTTCTGCATACCTGCAAACTTCTTAACATCTACATCAAGGTATTCAATCTCAACCTGTGTATCTGAGAATGATGCACCCTCGTTTGTCTGTGCGACTGTTGGTGCAGTCTTGACGCGTGGGATTTGAAATTTCATCCCAGCATCAGGCAATGTCCCCGAGCTGATGGCTTCAATTGTGGGGCGTACGCCAGTTGACTTTGGATTGATAACTTCTGTTAGTTGACGTGTTGGGACGAGTCCTGGTACGTCTGTTGTGGTATCTGTATCAGATGCAGCCGCGATCCATTGACGAGCTTCTTCTGAACCGAGAGCAGCACGAACTGTGTTCTCGACATAAAGAGCTGGTGTTACTTGGATGCGTGGCTTTGTGTACATTGGTGCTGCAACTGTTGGGCGAGCAGCCTCTACCGCAGGGGCTTCGACCTTAGGCTCAACAGATGCGGTGTCTGGAGTATTCTCCACGACTGCCTCGCTTTCGTTTGTTGGGTTTTCTTCAGCTTCATCTGAAGCTGCAACGCTCAAGACTTCAGCGCTCTTAAACGCTGCTGCTTGAACAAGACTTGTTTCATACATCTTGCTTGCCAATACGCGCAAGATATTTCCTTCACGCTTAGAATCTACAACTTCAACGCCTACGGATAAACCGCTGCGAAGTTGCTCAGATGCTTCAATAAGTGCATCGTTACCGCGTGTTGTATTGGATACTTTAAAAGTTGCGTAAATGCCATCTTCTTCTTCGGTAAAAGAAATCATGCGACCAATTGGCTTTTTTGGATCGTGCTCAAGCAATAGTTTTGGCTTGGGATTGTTTGAGATTTCAATTGAGCCTTTTGCAAATACAACTTTACCTGCGGATGTGTGACCGATTTCGTTACCAAACGGCACAATCTTGCCGGTGATAGTACGTTCCTCGGTGTTGCAGGTAATATCGTTAGAGAACGTTAGGTTCATCTGTATCGTTTCCGTTCGGGCTTAGGTTTTCCATTTCCATAGCTTGCTCAACAGTAATCAAGCCAAGTGCAAGCATTTTTTCAATAACTGCTAAACGCTCTAAAGCATTTACAGCCAAGAAAGCATCTTCAACATTAAATTTAACAATGTTCCCTCGCGCGGTTATGTCATCCATCGATAAACGATCCTGAATTGCGTGGACATACGGCGCGAGAGAAAGAGAGACGAATTGACGGCGCTCATCTTGGACATTTGCGTAAGTCATAGAGTTGTTCATGTCAGCGCTTATGTAATAGGCAGGTACATTCATCATACGCGCAACTTGAGTGGCAGTTGACTGGACAGCATCCACAAACATCATGTCGCGTGGCGAGAAAGCAGTTGGTAAATAATCAAGTGTGCTTGTTAAGTACGCAGTAGATCTGCGTTCGCGTGCAGATTTCCATGACGCAAGGATTGATTGCACTTCTTCAGGTGATAAATCCGCACCTGTATTTTTAATGACACCTGAAGGCATTGGAGTTGCAGATGCAACACGCATTGCAGTTTCCAAATCAATTGCGCTGCGAAGTGTGCGCGCTCCTCGTTGTAAAACGCCTTCATCAAGCGCGCTGAATGTAACAAGTGATCCAAGACCTGACATCGGTACATCTGTGCCATCGATTGTGTATTGAATAATATAATTCGTGTTCGCATCGGTGCGATATGAAACGCGACCCGGTGCTACCCATTCAAATCGTGCAGGGCGACCATCATCAAAATAAGTTTCTGTTACACGCCAATAAGCAACGCCATAAAATAGTAATGAGTCAACAGTCCATGCAAGAGTTGTGCTTAATGGCTGGTGAATAGAAGGTTGCTCAAGCCATAATGGTTTGCCTAGTTTTTCACCAGTAGATTTTTTGTAAAGCTCTAAAGGAAAACTTGCAATCGTGCCAGCGATAAGATTTCTGCAACGTGCAACGGAAGGGACGGACATTGCTTCATCGCGACCTACCGCAGTCATTAAGCCGGGTAGATAATAATTAAAAGAATCAGTCATTAGCTGCGGAGCAGCTTGCGCCTCTATTTTCGCAGGGCGGAAACGATCAAAAAGACCCATCGTTTAAGGATACCACACAATTCGGACATTTAGCGCATTTCAGACAATAATTTGTGGCTTGCTCTGTGGCTTAAGCAGCTGGTGGACAACCATTGCAAGGCTAATTGCCGCTGACACGTCCCCGGCTGACTTTCGCCTAACGATTCGCCAACCCGCGTCACTTTCCTTAGCCGCACAGTTATTCATGGAGTCCACCAAGCTAGCCTGTCCGATGTGAACGATTCGCGCGTTCACAATTGCATCGTACAGGTCAGAACAGGCTTGGTAAAACACAGTTCCAGACATGTCTTGTATCTTGTGTCCCGATTGTTGCAAGCGCTCAGCCACGCTCATCGTGCTGTATTTATCAAAACAAATCATTCGTGGCTTGTATTGTTTTGCCCAGTCATTGACTTCCACAGCCATCTTTAACTCGTCAATAGCGACTTGGCTTTCAAACTGCGCAATCACGCCGACAGCAATCTTGCCATCTTCTCGCATCTGCCCTGCCACAAGTGAAGCCATTTTTTTATTCACGGATATATCCATCCCGAAAATTGTTGGAAGTCCCGGCAGGATTTGTAGCTCTTGGACTGTCAGATCTTCAAACGCTCTATACGGCCATGGCGATTTGAGCGCGCTAACCCATTGGCATAACGTTTCGGTGCGGCTTGCTTCAACGCTAGATGTGGCAATAGCTTCCGCAATCGTTTCTTCGTCTATCAAATAGCCTAAAGCAGGGTTAGCTTGATACCACGCGTCTTTATCGGTTATTTTCGCCCAATCATCGGCGGAATACTCCCAAAAGCCCATAGTAGGCGGTGGATAGCTAAGACAGCGGCTTCTCAGGTCATTCAAGACTGTGCTGAAAGCATCGCCAGCATTTGACGTCATAAAGATTTGACTATTGGGACGGGCGCGGGTAATTGGCTTAGCCGCAGTCCACGAATCTTCGTCAATTTCGCGTAACTCATCTATGTAAAGCAGATCCGCGGTCTTACCACGGCTTCCATCTCTTGTAGCCGCGACTATCTCGTACCGAGCGCCCGAAAGCAGCTCCACCGATTCCTGACCATTAGCCACGCGGATCTGTTTAACCTGCGCCATAAGCGCGGGATTATCCTCTATTACGTCAACGACCTTGCGAAAGGTGTCCAAAGCCATGCCGCGATTAGATGACATTGCAACTATATTCATTTCACCAAAAATAAACAACCCTGCAAGGATGCGGATGCGTGCTAGGTGTGTTTTGCCGTTTTGACGTGCTACCAATAGCAGATTGGTCTTTCTACGCCACTTTTGATCTTTGTCAACTTTGAGCATATCGGTTAGGACGTATTCTTGCCACGGCAGTAGCTCCAGCTTGCAATCTTCTAGGAATTTTTTGATTTCATCAATCCTAGATGCGCCTTTAAGCGGTGCGTTCTGCAATCGTGGCTTGGTAGCGCCCTTGCGTGCCTTTTTCAATTAGCCCCCAAGCGTTCTGGACTAATAAAGGGTGAGTCCGGATCAATTCGGACTGAAGTATGTCCGTTTTGCACCAATTGTCGCTTGTTTGAACCGATTGGGGAGTTTTGGCCGCGAAAGGCAGGGGGGGTAGACCGCTGTGCTAAAAAAACGGCTTCATCTTTATCTTTCTTCGCTATGTTGCATTGACGACACGCTGCGACACAGTTCTCTAAACTATCCTCGCCCCCACGAACTTTTGGCACACGATGATCCACTTCATTTACAGGGCTGATACCACAATACGCACAAGTATAAGCATCACGCCTTAGCACTTGTAGGCGTAGCTTCTTCCAATGAGCAGTAGCTCTGTATGGCTTTAATGCCATCCTTTATTCTCCCAATGCTTTAGCGCTAAACATGGCTTTCCATTGTATCTGTGATTTATATATTCTAAATGCACATCTACTTGTCTTAATGGGTTGAGTGTTCCATACCATTTAGATTTCATCTGACCTAAACCATAATGGCTACCATTCTTAGCCTTATAGTTCCATCTACTCTCATGATGTATAAGCCAGTTATAACACTCAAACTGTGCCCAACTTAGTTTGTTGTATGCATACAGCTTTATATTCATAACGTGAAATGGCTTTTGATTAGCATTTGATTTTGTTATACCGGCAACGCTTACTGTCATTGCTAAAGCCAAAATGACAATAGCCCGCCCTAATGCTAATCGCTGAAGTGCGCTGCCTCTCAGGCGCGCAAGGCGATTGAGCATACCACGCTTGTCAAGGGCAAGCCTCTGACCTGCGGTTTTGTTTTCAATTGTCGACATTTGTGCAAGATTCACATTTATCTCGTTTCCCATAGATCCATAATCCACAGCCTAAACACCTATGAATTAGTTGTGGCTCAGTAGCCATTGGCTTTCAATAAATACACTAGATCTTCAACACGAAGAACCGCTACCCAGTCATCGATAGCGGCTTCTCCTTGACCATTTAGGCGCATGACGGCTACGCCTAGTCCCGTGGTCTTGCGTTGTTTGAGTTGTCGCATCGTTGCAGCTGGATCAAACTTTGACCGGCTTTTGACTTCAATATCCAATCCTTCTATGCCTTGAATATCGCTGCCACTAGCCCCCGACCCAACTTGGTGCGCGTGTGCCCAACCATGATCACGCAGATATTGTGCTAATATACGCTCGCTCTCACGACCTCTGACTTTTCGTGATTTGCTCATTAGTTTGACCTCACATGACAGGTGCGACATTCGCACGGCTTAACTGCCCCCGCAGTTATAGGCTCGTTACAATTGTCGCACACGTCTAATTGTTTATCCATTACTAACATTCTCATCACCTTCTAACATATCTTCCCAACATAATCGGCATATATCGATTACTTCGTTTAGTTCTGTAAGCACAGTACGGATAGGCAAAGCCTTGTCGCAGACTTCGCATCGGTCTTGCTTGAGCATAATTCTGTTCTCATAATTGCGCTCACAACGTACGCACAAATCACCTGACATAACTGATATAAGCTTGCAACCTAAGCATTGTCCAATTCTCATCCTGCCACCAGCTCTTCATCTTCAGGTCTGAAATGCCATTTACCGCTAGGATCAATGACCATCCAAATAGACTTGCATTGCTCAGCCTTGCGCTTCATAGGAAGAGAACACACCCAACCACGATAAGCGCCGTTTTTGCCAGTACCCTCACGCAAGACGCGAGCACCATGCTTACAAGTTGGAACAGGCTCGGTATTAAATGTCTGCTGAATAAGATCAACTGCATCCTCAAATGCGGGTGCAACGTCAGCCGGTGGCTCAATTGTTGTATCCCAGATGATTTCACTTTCCTTGTTTCTAGCACTTAGAAACTCCTTCTGTTCTTGAGTGCGTACGCGTATCGGTTTTGCACTTGCTTCAGCGTCCGCAACCTTAGCCATTTCCAAGCTGCTTGCTCGCTTTCCTTTAGCAGATAGTCCGAGATTTGCCAAGCATCTTCCAATTGCAGATGTTTCGCAGTTTTCAAACCAGAAATCGCGATCAACACCGCGATCTTTGCGAGAACCACGCGCAAAACCAACAGCGGAAGGCTGAGAATCGACATAGGTACGATAAGCAACCGCCTTAAAAACCACAATGCCCTTTTCTTCATCATTAGATATTAACTCCGTTGTAATCGCGCCGTCCGAGTAAGTTTCATAGAATTTGTGGATGCGCGTATCTACATCTTCATAATCATTCAAATTGAACATTTAGTTCCTGCTTTCCTTCTTTATAGTCAAGTTGTTCCTTAAAGCTCCATGTCGTGCCATCGTGCCACGTTTGGGCTTCTTTAGCGCAAGTAAAGCAGTAATGCCTGTCAATGATTTTGTTGTGGACAAATGACGTAATCGTCCACACCGCTTGCGTTTGACCACGCACATCACTTGTGCCCCATCTCATCTTGCAATAGTCGCACCATGTCCCGCGCTTACTAGGCGAAATCTTTGCCATAATCAGCCCAGTCCGTACCGAGCGCCATCTCACCTGCGAGCGCAGCATAGGAAACCAAGTCAATAAAACTGTCCCGGTTTGGAGTTTCAGCGAGCCTTGAGATTTTGACCAACGCCATGCAGATGCACACGTCCAACGGATCAATCGGTCGCCCGAAATAGCTACCCCATAACTCAGAGATTCGCTTGATATTGATTGCGGGATGTCCGTATTCAAATCCACGTTCATCAATGATGTCGGCTGCACTAGTCAACAAGTCTTTCGCTTTGTACGACTTTGCCTCTTGTGTATCCTTTTGCCCATCCATTCTGATAGCCCCTTTGATAGATTGATATTATTGCTGCATAGATAATCCAAAACACAACAAATAAACCAAGACAAATCAAGGCTATTTGTTCAGCTGTAAAGTTATTCGACATCTGCGCTCACCCCATGCACATCAAGAAAGTAAGCAGCCAAAACTTCACGGCTTAGTCTGCCGCGTTCTTGGCTAATGCCGAGCTTATCTTTAGCGTATTTCCGAATGAAAGACGCTCTTACATAATGTTTTCCGTCCGTGTAAGCACCGGACTTCCGATCGAATCGGATTATGCCCATTTCAAATCCCCTTTCAAATAGGATTTCAAATCCTATTTTGAAGGGTAAATGCCTATTTTGTCAACGACACGCCCAAGTCAATTGCGTCAACGTGGTCATCTATTGAGCGCCTAATGGGATAAATGTCATCAACCAAAGCGCTTCACCAGAAAAGCCGCTGTAATGCCCTCAGGGACGCCTTCGCCCCAACTTCCGTGTAGTTTGACCATTTCTAAACAAAAGTCGCTTAAATCGGCTTCAGAAGCGAAATAACGGGCTTTCTTGAACTGATTGCAAGGCTTACACGCCGCTACAAAGTTGCTGGCTGCGTTAGTGCGCATCCACGCATAGGGTATAAAATGATCCCATTCGACTTCTACCTCATCAAGACCTACATTGCAATAAGCACATCGGCAATCTTGAGCTTGCAAAATGGCAAACATTACCGACTTTGAAGGTCTGCGACTGTTTTTTAATTTAGCCAAAACGCTTGCCTTCTACAAGAAAACTGCCGTCTTTTTCGATCGGCACAGGAATTGGCTGGACGCGCTTGCGGTCAATATAAATTAATCCAAAACCGGATTGCCAATTAAATGTGCCTTTTGTGTAGCTCATTTTTGACACATCGCTCATGTGTCCCACTTCGAACCCGGTTAGAACATTATTGACGACTCCACCGGAAGCGGTTGTGAAAGATGAAATGCCCTGACGATGCGTGTGCCCGCAGACGATATTTTTGCCGTGACGCTTACTAGCTTCCAACGCCGTAAGCCCGCCGTGTGGCTTTGTGCTTTGTTCGTCTCCATGCACCATAACCCAATTCTCATGGAATTGATATGGCTTACGATGAAATTTGATGCCTAGAGCGTCAAAGCCCATGAAATTTTCATATTGAAGCTCAGGAAGCCCAATCAGACCGGGTAAGCGTTTGCTTAATGAGTTGTAGAGTCTGTCGGTGTGATTGGATCTGACGATATGGGTGACACCCAATTCGTACAAAACACTTTGGCAAGTGTCTCGATCGCGCCCGATAGTTCCCGACCATTCATCCCGTCCGGTACTGAAGCGACTGATTGTTTGAAAATCGAGCTCATCACCAACGCATAGAACGTCATCAGGCTTGTATTTTCTGATGAATTGGGCGACATTCTTTACTGCTTTCTTATCATGAAACGGAACTTGTAAATCGGAAATGACTACGATTCGCTTAATCTTCGTCCTCGTCATCCTCGTATGGATCTAAATCCGGATTCGGGATTATCCAGTCAGGTAGGCGCATCTGCTCTTCTATGTACCAGCGCGCTCTATCTTCTCCATAACCTGCCCGCACAAGCGCTTCATAACACTCCACAATTTGAGCAGCCCAAATATCAATAGGCTTTAATGGCTCAAAACCAGCTCTACGCGCAGCGTTTTCCTTGCGCTTACGCTTAGCGGCTAGTTCGCTTTTTGTGGGTTTTCTTGCGCTCATTAGTAAGCAATTCTAAGACCATGCGCTCTAATTTATCGATGCGCGACACGATATTTGATGCTTCCAAAATGCCGGGTACTTCATGTCTAATAATGTAGCGAAGTCCACCGACAATAAGTGCACAGCAAGAAAGAATGGCTGCGACAAATGCAGCCCATTCAGCGGGAGTCATCGCCTTCCGAAAGCTGTGTCGTTAGGATTGAGCCAGCGGAGAATAACCGGCAGACTCGCGACCAGAGCGGCATTGACAATTGCAGGTACATCCCAACCCACCGCTAGGTAAGTTGCTATTCCTGCTGCTAGAAAGGATCTTGCCCAACTTGCGGCGACTGCTTTTGCTTGTTCCATTTATTGGCTCTCCCGTGAGTAGCGGTATTCTGAACATACTGCGATCTTCATCGCCCTTCGCAGTAAAACTAATGTGTATGTGTGTCTTGTGTGGGTTAATACCTGTGTATTTTCTCCACTTGTAATTCTTTCTCCAACTGGCAATTTTACCATTGAAGATTATGTAAGAAATTCGTTTATCAGATCGGGCAAGTAATCGAAGCTGATCAGCAAGGTCGAACGCTTCGTGTTTGCTTGATCCAAGATCAGCGTTAAAGTCGTAGGCGCGTACAACGCCTGAAGCAGTAGGATTGTGATCGGACTTACGCGCTGCATGACGCTGATCACCGAGCCACCCCTCAGGTGCATTTCTATTTCTATCGGGGAATGCATCGTCTATCTGCTCTCTAAGTTGTTGCCCCGCTTTGCAAAGTTTAGCCATTATGACAAGAGAAGTTTAGCTTCTTCGTCTGTAATTCCAAGTTTTTGTAGAAGTAAAGCCCGTTGAGCTTTCTTTTCTTCCAAAAGCGCTAATTTCTTAGCGGCTAGAGCTTGTTCAGCTTCTAATTCTTTGATTTCCTCAGCGGTTAAAGGAACGTCGATAATTTCATTCGTTTCAACGTTGTGAATTCTTTTTGTATGTGTCATTAGTTAGCTCCATAAACGTAGACTGTTCCATTATCAAAACTTGCACTTTGTCTAAACTCAATAGAACTAATTACGGAAGTTCCCGTATACATTCCAGACATAGAACGCCGCAGGTTGTAAGATTGATTTCCATCTGTACCCACATTGCCAGTCATCGTTTTGATACCGGAAGAATTACAACCATCCAATAAAAGATAACCAAATTGAACACTACCAGCTGATCCAGAAGAATTGATTTCTGTTATTGGCCAAACGTTATCGGATACCATCTCTGAAGTATTAGCGTATCCTTGAGTAATCGCGACTAGTTTATGAGCGTTAGCTGCGCTATCGCCGTTCATTCTGATACTCATATTAGAACCTACTGAGGACGGCGATGCATTTTCCCATCTAATTAAAAATTTATTGTATCCGCTTAGGCTTGAAATGGTTGTGCTAGTACCGGACAAAGAAGTTCCGCCTGTGTTTAACAAGGTGTATTCCGTTGCGGCGGCGCTTGAGGCAGCCCATTTAATGCCAGTCGCTTGTGTAGAGTCGGCAGTTAAAACATATCCGTTCGTACCAACAGGCAGACGAGCATCCGTTGTGGAATAAGTATAAAGATCACCTTTTGTAGTTAAGGGTGACGATCCGCCGCCCACCTCTACCCATGCCGAACCAGTATATTTGTAAACTTTGTCATCTGACTTAAGATAAGTAATCATTCCTTCAGCTAACACGCCAGATAAAGCAGTCGTGCGAGCGGATGCATCTGCAAAAACCATTACCGCTTGCTCTTGAAGATAGGTGTTTACTTGGGCAGCCGTTAAGACATCTCCCGTATTGAATAACTTATAGCCTGCGCCTGCCATGTGTCTCCTTAGTAGCTCAGCACGTCTTCGCCTAGTATACCGCTAATCGTGCTATCAAGCACGAATCCCGCGAGTAAAGGCTCGGCCGTGAATAGGGTAGTGTTCCAACTTGATTTTGTAATGTCATGGTGTATGCCATTTACTAGGCTGGCTTGGGTAATGCTGCTAGATCCGGGCATGGTCTTTGTGACTGTTACCCCGTCTAGTAACTCAATGTCCACACCGGACAAAGGCTTATTAGGATTGGCATCATCGTAAAGATTAAGCTGGATGCTATCGATACGGATCTCAGGATCTTTGCGCGTGGCTAGGATACCCTTAGCTTGATTAAGCGCTTCGCTATCTGTTTCAACAAGGATGCCGTCCCGTTTGCCTGAATGTAAAAAGTAAGTGTCAATCGAAGTCTGATCAAAAGCGTTCTGTGCTGTGCCGCCTGAGCGTGTGACAGTCACGTCATTTAGGATCTGAGTATCGTCAAACGCCACAACAGCGTTGGTATATGAAATGTTTGTGCCTGTGTCGCTAAACGAATATAACGAAGTTGCCGGGCGTGTAATCAAGTTACTTCTACTGACAAAAGTAGCCTGACCTTGAGCGTCAATAAAGAATCCGCCGAACTCGCTGTTTTCTACTGTTTGCAGGGCTTCTAAGGCTGTTCTAGGCGTTCCGGGATCTGCCTGAAGGGTAGAGTCACCAGCATCGGTAGATCGTAAGCTTACAGGGAAAGCAATGTCGTCCAAAATAGCATTGACGCGAGCGCCTGAGAGTTGACCTGCCGGCGTGCCTGATACTGTGCTGATTGCTGAACCTGCAAGCAGTTTAGTTGCATCTATGCAGCGAAGGTTGACTGTTGACAAATCTTCATTGCCTAATCTAAAACCTGTGTCATAGTTGGTGATAAATCCTGAGAACAGGTAATAATCTACACCGAGATAGGTCGCATAGATAATAATCTGCCGCAATGGGACAAGATTAGGGTAATAGGCGCTATTAGGGTTTAGCGGATTCCAATCGCCATTTTGATCAAATAGCGTGACTGTGGCTGTGCCAGCTTCAAATTTAGATGTAATGCGGTTGCGTCCACGCCTAATCGCCACGCTGGTAACAAGGCTAGTAATCTCCACAGGCAACACGCCTGAGCCTAAGCGGTTTGTACCTAAGATGCCTTTGGTGGCTGAATCTAGGATTAGCGGGTTTGTTTCGTAAGCCGTGTCGGAATCAAAGTCAACAAAGACCCGAAGCGTGGGAGCTGCCATTAGATTGACGTGCTGCTTATCGTGATGCCTTGCCCGGCTTTTTGTTGTTCATAAATCTGATTGGTGATAGCCGTTGAAAGGTCTTGTTCGGATATGACCGAGCCTTGAACTATAACAGTTATTGGCGGCAAGCCTTCTTCTCTACGGCGGAAAGCACTTGGATCAAATAAAGAACCTGCCGTGATGCCGGGAGTGTCAAAGTAACCCATTGCACGCAATCTAGCTTGCTCATCGCTTAGGTTGCTCATGCTTGACAAAGTTAATGAGTCTGTCAAAGTATCAATGTGTTCTTTTAGTAAAAAGCTTATGGGAGTTCCGCTAGGCGTATTGGCGCGCAAATTTGTCAAAGTATCTATTGCAGAAATGGCTGAGCTAATAGTTATTGGATTTGAGCTAGGATTAAAAGGATTGGGAACTAAAGTGCTTGAACTTGACGAACTGTTTGAACTGCTGGAACTTGAGTTGCTAGAAGTTGAACTGCTGGAACTTGAAGATGAATTTGGTTTTGCAAGGGTTGGCATATTACGGATTTTGGCTGCAATAGTGTCAAGGTCAGCCATAATCTTAGCCATGATGCTAATCCAATCCTCAAAAGGATTTTTAGCTTTTGGTAAGTCTTTGATACCAAGATCTAGTAATGCAACCTTCGCTTGAGCTTGCAATAATCTGCCAATAACGTCTGTGACGCTATCTCCCGCTTTTATGATCACTCCGAGATTAGCAAGGGCTGGAGCATTAAGAGCCAACACAGCACGACTTGTTTTTTCGGCTGCGTCTGCCATGTCATTGTTGATTGCCAATAATGCAACAAGGCGAAGGCGTTGCTCTCCGTCAATTTGACCTTGCATAGCTGCGACAATTTGTATGTTTTCCATGTCAAAGACTGTGCCAGCGCGCTTAAGCATCTGCGCTTCTTTTTCGCGCTTTAAGCGTTCCTTGTCAGCCTTAGCAGCTAAAGCAGCTGCCTTTTTGCGATCTGCTTCTATTTTCTTTTGAAGCGTTGTTTGTTTTTTATAATCAGCTAAGAATTTACGATTGCCAGCAGGATTATTACTAGCCTGAGAAGTAAGCGCATCTGGATTGCGTAACAAATTTGTGAAGGCATCCAATTGCGCCATTTCTTTTTCGTCTAATGTAAATCCAGTCGATAAAAGAAATTTAGTTCTTCCAATTGAAATCGCAGCTCGTTGGAAAACATCGCCAATTTTTTCACCAAAATCAACAATAGATTGCAAACCAGAATCGTAATTTCCGCTTGCTAAAACGCTAATTGCGTCAACAAGACCTTTACCGATTTCTTCTTTAGCATTATTAGCGGCAATTTGCAATTTGTCTAATTTACCAGCATACGAATCAGCATTTGCCTGAGCAGAGCCTTTAAATAAGTCGTTTAGTGCTTCAACTGCTTTTTCAAAGCCCATTGCTTCTAGTTCAGACGATGTGAAAGCGGTTTGTAATTTTCCTAAAGATGCAAAGTTTCCGTTAAACGCTCTGCTTAAAGCTGTTGTCGTTGAGTCCAAACTAGCACCTGTGCTGGCGCTTATATCCATTGCCACATTTAGTAACTTCATGGATTTTTGTGCATCCAGCGTTGTTGTTACAAGTTGAACTAAAGCTGGACGCAACTGATCTTTATTAATTGCACTAGCTATTTCGGTCTTTTGTATAAAACTTTCTATCGCACTCGTATTGTAACCAAGTCCCAAATTTTTTAAAGAATTGGTTAAACTGCGAACGGCTTTATCTTCTTGGGCATAAGCAACAAGAGATTGTTTTAATGCCCGTGCACCAGCAACCGCTATAAATGTTTTTGCAGCTGTTTTACCTAATCGCTTGAAAGATTTATCAAGGTCTGAAGTCGCTTTTTAGCTTTATCAAATCCCGCTTTTTTTAGCTCAGCGGCTATAACAATTTTGATGTCAGATTCGGTTAATGCCATTATGC